CGGCACGTACATGTCCAAACTTCACAACCGGCCACCTTTGGGAGCCGGCAGGAGTGAACATGTTCGGCGGGACTACGTCCCGCTTATGCACGAGAACGGAGACTACGTCTTCAGTTCTCGAACATTCTCCATTCTTGATACTAAGTATCAAGGAAGGAGTTTCTCTCGGGGGAAGACATTAAATGTCGACCTCAAAAAGAAGAGAATCCGATGGTTGGTCACCAACACCGGAATTTCTCTAAATTCCGCTAGTATTCTGCTAAGCAGATCTACAACGGAAATTAAGAGGGTAGAGGACTGCGTCCACGGAGTCTTAGACTCACTACTCCTCTTTGATTGGACTCTCTTTATAAAAGGAAGTATCCAATTAAAGCGTCTTCGGTACTTAGTACGGAAGATGCTATCAGATGGGCCCTACGGAGTAGGACCCATTATGAAACACTGGAAGGAATTTACAACCTTCGTGTATAATCGGATCGCTGGGTTTCAAACCGAGTTACCGATTCCCCGCCCAGAGAACTATTTCTACAGAGCTCTGGCAAGCCATCCGGACGTTGTTCAGATGGTTTCGGGGAAAGTGGACAAATTTCTCTGCGAGAAATTTGCTCACTTAACTTCGACGCGTCACTTTGCAAGCGGCGATCGAAGAGCAGAAGAAGTTAGCTTAGCGAACTTCTTCTCAGCCATTGAGGAACCGTATCATACGGACATCTTATGGCTAAATCACCTACACCAACTTGCTAAGCACGTTGGCGAGAAGATTAAGCACCTGCCAGGGAAACTGGCAATCCACCCGCATGTCTCTTTGAGTGCAGCGGGTAGCTTCTACGAAACCGTCAAAGACGGTGGTAGAGGTGCTGAAATAAGAGAGGCGTTAGATCGGGTCCTTAAGATCCGACCGCCACAGGACGAAGTCCTTGAAACGCCTCTTGGAACCTTTACTTGCCCTGCGGGCAAGCCAAGGTGGAGGTACTGGTGCAGGGCTCAGCCCTATGCCCATTATCCTGAGAGAGACTTCGGAGAAGTCATCGAGGAGGAGGTCTTCAAAGACCTCCATCCTTATCACCAAGGCTTCGACGAAGCTATCGGTGATCAAATCCTAGTCGTGGCATTCTTAGAGTACCAAGACTGGATTTTAACCGGGTTAGGGATTCCCTGTCGGGTGCTAACAGTACCCGAACCCGGTTATAAAGCCAGAATCGTGACCACAGGTCCATTCTGGCTTAACACGCTTCAGCAGAGTGTTGCACACTCGGCAAAAGCGTGGTTAGGACGACACCCCTCTGCGAGGAGTTCGCTCCTAAAAACAGATCAGGCCTGGCAGGCCTTATATCTGCTTTCAGGCAAGAAGTTCCCAGAGGGAAGTTCTTGCCTCAGTTCGGACCTCAAAGAGGCCACGGACTCAATCCCTAAGGAAGTCGGTCTCCGACTCCTTTCGGGATTCCTTGAGGGCGTTGGTTTCCAATCACGCCAAAAGGATATATGTCTCGAACTTCTCAGAAGTAATCGGACATTTATTGCACCCGGGTTTGTCTCTGAGAGTCAAACAAGGGGCATAATGATGGGGGAACCGCTTACAAAAGTTGTTCTCACCATCCTTAATCTTGTTGTGGAAGAACACGCTATGCGTGTCCACCTCAAGATTCCCGACAGTCAGTCTTTTTATAAAAGTCCTGACTGGCGTTCTTACCATATCGGAGGTGATGATCACCTGGCGGTTGGCCCGAGATGTTATCTCGAGGCAATCACAGCTTGCCACCTGAAATCAGGGAGCAAGATCTCGATTGGTAAACACGGTATTTCCGACAGAGTCGTCAAATACTGTGAGAAAGTCCTTGAGGTATCTAAGATCCTCAAGGGCTTTTCAGTCCGACAGGTGAATGATTCAACTGAAGGATATGAAAGTAGCCCTTTCGTTGACAGCGTCAAAGTAAGGTTACTATCACCACTTTCCAAGGCCTTTGAGGTCTCGAGTGAAAGAAATATTGCCATTGGCAAGGGTCTTTCACTGGGTAGAACCCTAAAGTGGATGAATCCTGATCACTTCCCAAGGAAGTGGCTCAGGATGGTAAGAGATCGATTCTTTCAAAGAATGGGTTCTCTTCTGCCAGATCGCTCCTCAGGAGTTTACTGGCAACTAATGCTTCCCAATCATTGGGGAGGATTAGATCTATATCTCGCCGACGAAGTCGACGAAATATATGGAAAGATTCCAACCCTTACAAAGGGAATTATGGAATCTGTGGCGAAAGATGAGATGGAATCCCATCGACGCCAAAAGCTGCTTCGTAAGTTACTCACGAATTACAGCTATCGCGGCTACAGACTCGCAGAATCTGATGTCGCGATGATGAATAGCCATCTTGAAGAGGTTATTCAACCTCACTTTCCTCGTTTAACGTGGAAAGAGATTGTGCGAACTTATGATCCCGAAGGGAAAGAGTCCGCAAAAACCATCGCCGACATTGCATGGGGCGACGGTTGGAAGGGCGAAGAGGACATCATAGATGAACTCATGCGCCCTGTCCTTTTCAAGGAGATACTCCTTGGCAAGGAAAAGCCCTCGGCGTACAACACCGAGAAGCTTAAAAGAAGATACGCCAAGCTTTGGGATCTTCTTTATACTGGGCCCGACTCTCTGAGTCTGGAACAGTTTAGGGAGTGGGTACCTAAAAGGCCCCCCGCCCCCTTCTTCAAAGTTGGATATCCTGAGGAAATCCACTTCGAATCCGACCGGGGCTACATCTACAAGAGTGCCCTGGACGATGCGCTACACGGGATGCCGATTCTGAGAATCAGCCCCCGTTACGCGTAAACACGTCATAAGCTGCAGCCCAAAGGCCTGCGCTGACAATGTTCACTCGTGCCGGTTGAG